CATCAAACTCTTCAGTTGTGGCACGAACAATTCCTCCGACTATTGACATTTGGTGTTCAAAAGAAGCCCCAATAGTTAAGGTCTCTACAACAGCTTTAACTGCTCTACGCATTGCCATATATGACAGTGTGACCAAAGCCACATGAGGAATTAGATTACGAATTCCTTTTCCATGTTTTTCAATTTCTGCTGTATGATCTTTTGTTGCCCGAGTTGTTGCAACTTGCTCAGATCCTAAAGTTTTTAATTTATTTTGTAATGCTGTGATTGTGGCTTGCTGAGTTTTAATCTGATCTGATAATTGTGCTGAAGCTGTTTGCGTTTTTGTAAATTCGTTGCGAAGACCAATTAGCCCACTTCGTTCTATTTTCTTGAGTGTATTATTCATTCCCATAAGGATATCTGTAGTTACTTTGGTATTTGCACCAATAGCACTAATATCCTTTTGGACCTTCTCAGATCCTTCGGCACTCAATCGAATGACTAATGCAGCTAAGTCTTCTGCCATAGCTTTATACCAAAAAAGCAAACCAACTACCGCTTTCGCGGAGCCGGTTTGCTCTTTGATTTGTTCTTCGATTCAGATTTTTTGCGTTCCTTCTCATGCTGGTCCCCATTCCACTTCAGGTATTCATTATCAAGTATTCCTACAAACTTGATATAGTTCAATTGTTCTTCGAGAGAATCTATGCCCATTATCCTAAAGTAGGACTCGTAAGCTGGAATGGGTATTGCACCAACTCCCATTCCAACACTACGAGAGGAACTAAGAATATGAAACGCACTCCAATATGGGGTTAGGTCATCAAACAACTCGGGCTCTTCATCTAATAATCCTGAAACATCATGCCCATCAGCCTCAAGTTGTTCCACCCACTCTCTCCGCGTCTGGTCGCTATTCCCCATCTTCTCAGACGCTTTGAGATGCCACCCCATTACTTTTTTAGATTCTCTACTGCCTCCTCATCCAATTCTTCCTGAAATGCTTCCAACTCATTGGCGATATCATTGATATAATTTCGAAGTTCAGGATATTTGGTTAGAATGGTAATCACAGCTTCTTTAGAATAAGGAATTTCAACTCCTTCATCTTCAACACCAGACCAATCCAAAACAATCGTTTCTGCCATACATTGGATCAACAGTTTTTCAGCAACTTCATCTGGCAATGTTCCGCGCCGAATCGCTCGTCGATGAGGCTTACTAATTTTCTGAAATGTCTTTTGGTAATTTGGATTTCCAATTCTTGCAATTCGCATACGAAGACCATCGGCCAGATCATACCAAACACCTTCTTTTTCTTTTGAAGCATCTGTTCCAAACAACTTTTTTACATCAGCCATTTTTTTACTCCCCGTTTAAAGATTTTTCACCAAACTTGGTGAAGCCTTAACTTCACCCATTTAATTTTCTTGGCATTCCAAGAAAAGTTACTTCATTTCCAATTCGACTTCGATACGGACCATTATAATAATTTATTTCAATTGGTAGATCTGGATCAAAGTCATCCTCATCCAACTCAAACAATTTATTCCAGTGATTCGTTCGTGGATTAAACTGTTCAAGAATTAACACAAGTTACTCCCATGAGTAAATCTTTTCGGTTTTAACTTCTTCGACAAAATCCTCGTCAAACTCTTCAATGTCTTCTTCTATATCAGCATCTACTGTTTCAAAATGACAATCCACAAATCGAGTACGGTAGGCCCCATTATATTTATTCTCTGTAATCGGATCGTCCGCATTGTAGACAGCTTCGTCAACTTCATAGAGTTTATTCCAATATCCACTTTTTGGGTTAAACTGTTCTATAATTACTTTTCCCATGTTACACCTCCGAATTTTAAAAACAGGGTCAGACAACTAAAAACTCAAACGACACGGGGCACATCGGTTGAGAAAAGGAGGAATAGTCATCTGACCCTGTACGGAAAAGACACAACTTACGCAGCAAATTTGCTGATCTGAATCGTATAACCGTAAGTCGGATCTTTGTAGGCCCTAAAACCAAGACTTTCCACAACATCCTGATCCTGCCCACCAACATTGATTCCATCAGATTCAAACTCTACCTGTGGGAAATCAAAGATGTAGGCATTACCAGCTGCATCCTCAACCTTATAGGAGAGAGAAGTTGCCGTTCCAGCAAGGTACTTATCATACAGACTGTCTGTTTTAAAGTAGGCAGTCAACGTACCTGTAACATCACACTTACCAACTCCTACATCACAATTGCCCAGTTCCCCAAGTGCCTTAATACCCCGGACATTGTTTGTTAGAGTAAAATCAAGACCCTGCACAAGGCACGTAGAAACATCAGTACCCGCCTCTTTCACGTCCGCCACATTACTAACAGCATTAAGAACGGAAGTCGTGCCAGCAGCCGTTGCCGCAGCAGCCGAAGCTGAGGTCTGCGCGAGAGTTGCGCTCTTGCCCATGAAATCAAAACTACCAGTTAGAATTGCACCAGCTTGTGCGGATACACTAAACGTATTGCACACCATTCCAGTAAAGGTAAAATACTGAGCAGAAGCCAATCCACCATGATACCGAATGAATGTATAGCTATGTTCAGTCGTACCATTTCTAAGATAGGAACCACCGACAGTGATGGTGGCACCCGCCGTTGCAGCCGTATCAAATACAGGCGTGACCGTTATAAGATTTTTACTTGTAATATCAGTGATTTGATAGTAGCCATTATTTGTAGTTACCGTCGCACCGCGAAGTTCAATCCACTGCCCAACAGTTGCCAGAGAGAAATTGGCTGTTCCATCGTCTGTGGTATTAGTTGCTGTGATGTTGCCATCAGTATACAAACCAATTTGAGTCGAGCTAATAGCTAATGCCGTTGACCAGTTACTCCACAGCGCTCCTTCCAAAAGTTCATTGAAGGAATTGTAGCTGAGTTCAAAGTTGAATCCGCCACTTGCCTCCGCATCAGACTGAATCAGATCAGTAATTTGCCGATCATTACGAATTTCACCGGATGTCACATTCGTAATATTATAAACAAACGACTCACCAGTATACCGTAGTTCCTGATACGTGCAAGTAGCAGCAGTGCCCCAGGTGACTTCCTCACCATAGTACAGTGATGCTCGATTGCTATCCATTAGGTATTACCCCCGCTAAAAGTTTTTTGGGTGTTTAATTCCAAATTGACCTTCAGAGAGGTTCGAGCCATTTGCCACATTTCCTTAGTAATAAAATTCATAAAACCGCGCCTCTATTTTACGCACTAACTCCATACATTCCTGTAATGGAGTTAAACTTTATTTTCATTCTTACTGATCTCAAATGTGTTTACCGTTCCACATCTACCACGAGGGCATTTTATCTCAATTCTTGCAAATAAATTAACTGCTTTTACCTTTGCCAGAAGTCTTCCACATTTTATACACCGACATTCTCCGTCAACTGTTGGAAGTGCAAATCCTAATCTCATGATGCATTTGCCAAAGATTTATCATAAGTAAATGGAATTAGTAGGGAATATTGATAGTGTTCCCCAACATCTCCAACTCTTCGTATTCTTGGTGACAAACATTTAATTGACGAAAAATCAGCATTCCTAAAAATATCGGATAATGAATCAGCATATCCACGAGCTGTAGCTGTTCCTGTATTAACCGGAACCATAATCATTATATGAATCAATCCGGTTGCCCTATGGCATGGGCTTGTATTCGCTAATGTTATCTGCCGAGCATCCACCTCATCCACAATCAATCGAATAAAGGCTGTACTCGCTGTTGGATTATACTCCACATTATCCCAAGCAATGGCAGTCGTGGACCAATTTGCGTTTAGTCTTTGTTCAATGGCCGTTCGTATATCAGCAAAAAAGGTCATACAATATCCAACGGATCAAGAATTTTATCGCCAGACGATTTTATGTAGGATGCATATTGTGACATATTGTTAATTGTATGCATCAATGCCTTTTCATAAACAAGATATCCACCTTTGCCATTCCAACCAGTATACTCCACATTTGCAGCCCAACTATAATGATTCGAATTTGAGAAGCCAACAGAGTTTGAGATGTA